ATAATAAAGATTCTGAATTTTGCATACCCGTTGCCATAAGACGAATAGCATCTTCTTTGCGTTGATCTATTCCAGCAATCGCCGTGGCCTGTATTTGCTTTGCTACGCGATCATTATGTGTTTCAGATATTTCTAAAAAACCAACGTCTCCAACACGTTTTAAATCTCCAGCTATTCGACCACGTAATTTTGGATCTAATAAAGAAGTAAGCGATTCAAGGCCATAACCTACGTCAGTAACTTCTTGCAAAAATTGTTGCGGGTCAGCATTTGGATCATTTTTAAATGCTCTAACTTTTTCGCTAATAAGTTTGCGACCATCGTTTTGCAATTGCAACGCAACAATTTCATTAGCCTGTTCGTATGCGGCTTTATCGTAAACCGTACGGGGCATACCAGTTTCTTGTGTAATTTGTAATACTTGCTTGGCTTTTTCGGGCGTATCGACTGCGGCCCGGCCTTTTTCTTCGGCCTGTTCCATTCCAATCTTGCCGGCAAATGTAATAACGCGATCTAATGCTCCCTGTTGTGCCTGGGAAAGATTTCTGCTTTCGCGACTTAATGGCGAATAATCAATTGACGGCATTGATGCCGCGCGATACGGATCTATCGCTATGCCGGTTTGTTGGTATCGTGGAAGTCTATCGGCCATGATTATTATCCAAATAGTGAGTATTTAGATTTGGGTCCGCCGGCAGATGAATACATCATGCCAGCCTGGCCGACTGTGCCAATTGCCTGGTACATACCAGCTTGTGCCGCGGCTTCACCGGATGCGCGCATAATGTTGGCGTTTTGCTGGCCTGAGTATTTGTAGATATTTGCCTGGAATCCGGCGGATGACTGGGCCAGCTTTGCATTCTCCTGGGAGAGATTGAACTCGGTATAACCTTCACGCAATGCGTATGTTTGCAACGAGCCAGCCGATCCACCAAACGGATCAATTGCTCCGGCGCCAGCTCTAGCTCTTACCGTTGAGATTGTTCTGTTAATGTTTGTCAACGTTTTTAATCCCTCTTGCTGGGCGCGAATAGCTTCGGTTCTTCCTTGCATTGTTACTTGCTGGGCTTGAAAGTCCGCCTGTTGTTGAGCGGCTTGTGCCTGGGCATTATAAATTTTCTGTTGCGTTTGACCTTGTTGATATTGGCCAATGGCGCTTACAATCATTGCGGCGACGGCGAGTTGCATATTATTGTCCTATCGAAACTTTAAATTCCATGTTTAACAAATTGAACTTTAACGGTTCGCCTTGCGTTACCGTTATTATTCCCTCTTTATCAAAGCCTAACAATGGTCCAGCTTTCTTGACGCCGGTAAATGGTTGAATAGCAGTATCTAAAACCCCGGTTCCAAATTGTCTAAACTGAATAGGATTGTCGTTAATGGTTATGGACTGAGTTTGAAATACGTCCGCATTCACTTCCATAATCCGCTTTTTAAATCCGCGGATATTACCCGATGCCATCTTTGCCTCGACTGGCATGGTTTTTAAGTTAATGTTGTAATTTAAACCGACTTGCCAGGACGCAGTTGCGGCCGTTGAGAATGTAACTGTGCCGCCCCCTGGTACTGTTTTGTCAGCTTCTAGGATGCCGTCGCGAACTACTTTGACAGTCTTGGCTACCAGGTGAGACATGGATGCAGATGCGGCCGCGGAGCTGGCATATTTAGCACTATCCATTGTCAGATCGCGATTAAACGTCTCAACATAATAAGCGGTTGCTCCGTTAACGCTCCTGGCAACAATGACGTAAACCGTATTAACATCAACGGCTACGGCTTTAAATAAACCGTCGGTTACAAATTCGGATGGAGCAATAACACTTTGCGATCTCAATAATGAGATACACATAATCGTACCGTCATCGCCGTTAACGACAAATAATCGATCTGTATCGTCTGTTGATGTTGCGCGATTTAGTGCCATATCTACCGGATTCTTAACCAGGTGTCCGGATAGTAATGTCACGTTGTTGGCAATGTAGGTTGCCTCGGTATCAGTAAACAATAGCTCGTTAACTGATTTACCCTGGCGTTGCAAAAACAAGGTGCCGGAATCCAGGCCAATAACTGGGAAATTATTCCTTGCGCCGATTTTGGTTGACGTGCGAATAATAAAGTTAGTTGGCGTAATTGGTTCCAGGGTTGCCTGGGGGACATAAAATTCGCCGCCAATACTAAAGATTTGCAAGTCACGGCCCGAATAAATATCGGTAATCGTGTTAAGTTGTGACGTGTCGATGGTTGCCTCTACGGCCTCATCGTCTAAACCTTCGCCATATTGAAAATTAAAGAAATCCGATACGCGAGATCCCCAAACGGTAGTCGGCCTGGACTTGGATCCAGCAAAGAATAGACGCCCTTCGTGAAATGTTACTGATCTTGGCCATCCGCGGCCAGCACTCCAGGACGCCTCATATCCGCGCTCAAACTCCCAGCTACCCTGGGCAATGTTGCTGGTATCAAAAAATGGAATTTCAACAATAGCTTTAACGGTAGTATTTGTTTTGTATTCAACAATCTTTGCGCGGCCCTGAGGTTCGGCATTAATATATTGGCCAACGTCAGTAGATGAAAACGCAGAATGTTGCGACGTAAGGGTAACATTGCCGCTTGTTCCCGATGGCGTTAAGTGTCCGGAAGTTGGAGTTGTCACCGTTAGCGTATAGGCATAGAACGGGATCTCATCAAACGCAATCGTTGAGACGGTCCAGCTCGTATCGGTTCCGCCGCGTACAAACTTAATTGGCTCTAAATCTTCTTGGACAAAAATAATCGTATCGGCCGACTGGGCAAACTTTAGTCCTGGAATCACTCCGGCAGTAAAGCTGGCCACGGCCAAGTAACTATTACCGGATCCGTTGATATTGGTCAGTAGGGCCTTGTTCTTATAAATGTAAACGCGTCCAGGGACGATCGCAAACATATACGCATCGACCACATTAAATTGAAACGGTACAAGTTTAAGTGCCTGGCTTGCTAAGTTGGCCGGCAAGGTGTCGATATATTGCAAACCTTCGCGACGACGTGCGCCGCCCTGGGGTTGGATCACCACATTCGTGGCTTTTTGTAATGCGTTGTAATACTGGTTTAAGTCAATGCGGCCGCGCAAGAGCGGGTCCAATTCACCCACTACAAAATTGGTTTGAATAAGGACTGAACGTGGCATTATCCAAACCGTACATTGATAAGTGGGAATGCGTCCTGTTGATCCAGGGTAATAGATGGGCGGCTTTGCGCATCGATGCTCATGGTTTGACGGAAGAATCCGCCGCGCATATTCTCTTCGGGCAAGCCAAACGCGAGACGCTGATAATATTCCGCCTTGGTAAGTTGGTCAGTAACCATCTGTGCAAAATTTGCGGCCAGGGCGTACTTCAAGAAATTAACGAAATAGCTTGGCATTTCGCTTTCCGGCGTACGGTACTGGTAATCAATCCAGGCTTCTTCAATGTTGGTTAGTAATTTATCTTGTTGCACGTCAAACTCAACGGTTGACGGGTAATTCACGGTGTCATCAGCATGAACGGCACGAATGCCAGCTAGGCGATCACCTGGTAATTGATAAAGATATTTCCATCCAAATGCCGGGGTATCGACTAATCGGGCAAGTTGGGTTTTTTTAAGGGTAAAGCTCCAAGGGTACATGGATAAAACCATATCCCGGATGTCGTCATAGAGACGGTCGCAGATTTGCGACGAATCAGAAACTTCGGAAAAAGACGTTAGTGGTTTTTGCCCTAGATAAATCAGAGCATCAGAACATATTGATAGTTTTGTATCACCCGACGCCATAACAATCCTTTAATGATAAAAATCCAGGCGGATTAATCCGCCCGGACTTATTACTACTGTTTAGTCTGCGTCAGCTACGGTTATTGCTTGACCATCGGATACATCAACCACGCCTGAGGCATTGCTTAAAACAATGACTAAATTTGCAGTTGGTGTAGCGGTGTCATAACAATAAATCATATCGCCAACAGTAACCAAATCCGATACAGAATCAAAGTAGCCGGAAGTGTTTACGGTAGCGATTGCATCAGCGCTTTTATAACCCCACATTACTGGAGCATTGCCGCGCTTAGATACGTTGCCGATTGGACCAAAATTATCTCTTGAAAATGCCATGATCTAGTCTCCTTATTCGGTGCAAGTGATTTTAACAATGCCGTCAGAATCAATTGCTACTGAACCGGCGCTGAACATAGATGCCACTAAGAAAGAAGTTTTCTCAGCAATATAGTCAACACGGCTAGTTTGATTGAGACCAATTGCCATGCCTACTGCATCGCGATGGAATGCGAATACAGTACGATCAGAAGATGAAAGTGGCAAGCCTCCTTCATCGCGATCACCAACGGTTACAAACTTAAAGCCCAGGAAGGTATCTACTTCACCAGTTACCAAAGCCTTAACTGTATTAAAGTCAGAGCTGGTCACGGATGTTAGACCTAACAGAGCGGACAAGTTGTTTGCATGGAGAACAATTGTGCGGCCTTCCATTGGTACGTTCTTTGCGTCCAAAGCCTTCTTGGCGGCGCGAAGTTTACCAACGTTTAGGTTTGATGCTGAACCGGTCGAACCGTCATCGGCAACAGTCTTAGCGACTGTACCGGTGCTGGATGCGGCGACTAATGCGTCAATAATTACTTGGTCCATACGACGGCCAATAGCACCGGATACGACCTGAACAAGCTCTTGACGCTCGTTAAAGTTAACACGTTGCTGATGGAAAATATCGCTATATTCAGCGGCGATATAGTCGGTCATGGTTGCAGTTACTTGTGAATAAGTAACGTTTAAAGGTACTACATCGGTTTGTGGTACACGAACAGATGCGGATCCCTTACCAATTTTTGGGAATTTTACAGTCGAGCCTTCTACGTTAGTACGCTCACGTGTCAAACCAGCCAGGGCGCGTTGCGCTTGGTATGCTTGTTTAACTTCGCTATCGAATAACGTGACGAAAGCATTAGAGATTTGAAGAGCCATCTCGATTTCCTTTCATATCAAAGTTTAAAAAATTAAAAATCATTTTTAGCTTTGCGATTATCCAAGCGGGTCGCTACGCGTAGTAACGGGCCTTGCGGTTATCCATTACGTAACACTATAAATAAAAAAAGAGTGCGTTGCAATCAGCTTCGCACTCTTTTTTGTTGTGACCGGGAAGTCTAACGGTTTCCCTCTCCAAACATTGAATAGACCATATCTTCCACTTTTTTGGTGTAAGCCGCGTCTTTTCCGTATTTTGGATCAGCCATCATCGACTGAACATCGCTCATACTTGCCTTTTGACTTTCTTGCATTTCAAGCCCAGGGATGTCCGTCTCCATATAGGATGCCCGGATCTTATGCAACGCTGAGATAAAAGACGCGTTATTACTGGCGCGTCCAATTGCCTCGATTTCGCCCTGGTTTAATGTGCCAGCATTTTGCATTTTGACTAACCATTGCTCGGTTGATTGAACAATCTTGTCCGCATTACGGCCAAGTTTTTTCATTTCAGCATCGCGACTGGTTTTCATTTGCTCATCGGCGGCGCCCATGTGATTCGTGTAGAGATCGATCATTTGATCGAATTGCTCCTGGCTTAAACCCTGATCCTTGGCCAGGCCTACAAAATCCTTGAGCATGGGATCGTCCTCTGCCACGCCGCGGTCCTTTAGACTGGTGATTTCGTACTTCCCGTCCTTGGGTGCCTTGTGCTTGCCGGCCGACATTTTGGACCGTAGCTCAGAATATGCCTTGGCCAATCCCTCAACGTCCGGACCGTTTTCTTCATCCCAAAAATTTTCAGGGAAAAATTCCGGGCGAACAAAATCCAGCTCTTCATCGCTCTCGACTTCCTGGGGTTTGTCGTTTGGATCTACTTCAAGGTGCGGCGCAGATAGATCATCCATCTTTTGCTCGCTTTTTGCCGCTGGTTTTACGTTCAGCAAACTGCCTGAATCGTCCTTACTGTTGCTTGTTGCGTTGTTGCCGGCTTGATTATCGCTAGTATCAGCGGTCAAGTTATCGGAATCGCTCATGTTTAAGACCTCGCTCGTTTAATTCGCCGCTCTAATTCCCGGACCAGGGAGTTTTGACCCTCGCGGGCATACCCATGGGAAGGGTCCTCGCCCGGAAACCAGGTCGGCTGTTCGATGGTTGTAGCTCTTAGCCATGCCAAGAGTTTTATACCATCATCGGTAGAAAAGACGCGAGTTACCATGAGATCAATCTCATTGTCCGACGCGCCCTTTTGTATGATCTCCGGAGACCGGAGACCTTCCCATCCTTCTTCCATCATATTTAGACCTCTTGTGCTTGCGGTTGCTGGGCGCCGCCTTGTTGCGCGGCTTGTGCCATTTGTGCGGCCTGGGCCATCTGTTCCATGATAGCCTGGCGTTGCTCTTTCGAGTTAATCAGGTAACTTGGTACTCCAAGTCGGTCGGCCAGGTAATCGGCCAGCTCTTCCTGGTTGATCGCAAGTTGGGCGCCAAGACCTACTTGGCCCGCGACCTGGACAAACTGCAATACGTCGTTTACTTCTTGCATATTCTGTGACTGGGCCAGGGATCCGGTGGGTACCATCTTGACTTCGGACCCATCGACACGCAATGGAAAGTCAATAATACCCATTTCGTCCATGACTTCCATGGTGCGGCGGACAATTGGTTGCATCACTTCGGTAATCAAGCGGCCATACGCCGGTCCGATGTTCTGAGATAGCTCTTTCATGCGCTCCGCGACTTCGGTTGCGGATCTTGCGCTCATGGTATCCGGCGGCAAAGTATCGTCCAATAGCATCTTTTTGATGGCATTGACCAAATCATTGATAACGAGCTGGGATACGTTGAAGTCACCACCGGATCTCAATGGACGCAAGCTCTCGCCCTGGGGGCCGCCGTTACGTGCTACTGGGATAATGGCGCCTGGAGCGATCTTGACTGTCGCTGGGTTTAATACGCCATCATCTGCGGCCGTATATACGCCAGCCACGGAGATCGACGCGTTCTTTAGTAACAATTCTTTTACTTTATTAAGTGTCTTAATGTCAGGTAGGGCGTTTACCAGGGGACCGCGGCCATAAACCTCGCCGGCTACTTTCATATAACGGCCTACTACCCAGGGAGAACTCTTCTTTAGCTCACGATAAACGATCTCATTCTTACCTTTAGGTTCTAAAACGTAGTAACAAACTGCACCCGTTGAATAGTTGTAGATCGTTGCCTCGATTAGATCGATCTCTTCTTCGGGTTTGCGATCAATCTTGACCTGGAGATCGGCCGGGATCTTGGCATCCTTCCATTGTGTCGTAATTGCCTCACCCTTGACACGTAACTTACGGTACACGTTATCGACGGTACCATGCTGGCCTTCTTCGAATGAGACCAGGTATTGCGGCACCGCAGTAAAACGGATCGGGGTATCCTTGTCGCCTGGCATGATGAGCATAACGCCGGTACCTACGGCCATATCTAGGAGCATCTCCGAGATTGCCAGGTCAAAGTTTGTTTGACGCAATACTTCAAAGAATTTATCCGAGTAAATGTCCAGGGCGTCGGCTACTTCCTTACGTTTGCTGGCCGGGATCGATGATCCTGGAGTGAGTTGCATCCACTTCCGGTAAGGCGGGAATAGGCCTGACTGGATACGGTTCGCAAAACGCTGGGTAGAGTTGATCGCAGTCGAATCAAAGACCCTGGCGCGCTTATGTTGCCCAGGAGTTTTGCCTTCGTACTGGCCGGAATAGAGATTACGCTGGGGTAAAGCAAATTCGTAGCACTCTTCGTAAATCGAGCGCCATAAATCCTTACGCGAATCCGCTAATTCTGCACGTTTTAAAACGTGTGCTACCGGCATTTTCTTCATTTTTTACTTTCCTTCATTCGTTTATATCGTGCCGAAAGCGTTGCCGCTTTCTTTTTTGCATCTGCCGTAGAGCTGGCACCCCAAGCCCGAAGTGATAAAAGTTTCCTGGTTGGTCGTCCCTTCTCATCAAAATCAGGTCCAGCATTACCAGCCATCCTGGCCAGGAATGACGCCTTGCGACGCATTGATTCCGGCCCGGTAGCGGCACCCTTGACTGGCGCTTTTAAATTTGATCCTTCGGTACGTTTATAAAACGCACGTCCGGCGGCGTTTAGTCCGCCTTTCGGGTTCTGATACTTTTTCAGCGGCATTACATATATTCTTTTTTGCGTTTCATCTTGCTTGCCATCTCGGACTTAGGTTCTACCTCGACACGGCCTTTAGTTTCTTTTGCGTAGTTACGCGCGGCTACCATGCCCGCTTTTGTGTACGCAAACTCTTTTAGCTTGTTGCCCTTCTTGTCATAGACTTTCGGCATGATTAGCTCCCCATTGTGTTGGTGCCGCCTGATCCCAATGTCTCAGGCACAATGCCCAAAGCTGGATTTTGACGTTCCTGGCTAAAAAGCAAACGCATACCGCCGGTTTGACGGGCGCGCTTAGTTGCCCGGAGACGATCTTGTTGCGCTTTCTCCTGTGATGCCAGGCGCTCTTCTTGTTTTTGTTGATTGGCCGCGATCGCTGGATCCGGTGCCGGTGGTGGTGGTGGTGCTGGTATTGATGGTGAACTAAATAAGCCGCCCATGGTTTTCTCCTTACGCTAAAGTATTTTGACCTGGGCCGGCACCGCCGCCCAATGTCGTTTGATTTTGACCAAGACCAGCGGAGCGCTCCTGGCTAAACAATAACCGGGTACCCATACGGCGACGGGCGCGAGTATTGGCCGCTAATTTTGTTTCTTCGGTTGTTGCTTTTGCCGATTCTGCCGCTTTCGGTGCCGATGCTGGTGCCGCTACTGGTGCCGATGCTTCTGCCGATGCTGGTGCCGATGCTGGTGCAGAAGGCTCTTTTGGCCCTAGACCCAATGGTTTTGCAATGCTAGATACTACTCCGCCCATGATTTAATCTCCTATACATAAAATGCGAATCACCGGTAGGGCCAAAGGCCATCATTTCCGATTCCTTTTCGAAGTATAAGAACTCTGCCCATTTTTGCGCGCGTACATTTGACGAACGCACGATAATTTGAATGCGCCGTAGTTGCATGGTGGTTTCGGCCCAGGAGAAAAACTGCCTGGCACAACGGCACAATGGTATCGCCACGGTATCAATATCCTTATCCGGGATCATCCAAGCCTCGGCAAGCCCTGGCCAAATCGGAATAATGCCAAAAGATAGCATCGGTTTGCCGTAATAGAGACCAGTAAACGATGGCCCCATGTGGGTTTGATTCTTTAATCGGTCCAGCCAGTCCGGAATATGCGCCCTGGAATCGAGATCATGCTCATTAAGATTCATCAAAGCAAGGTGTCCGTAGAAAAAAGGGACGATCTTACCCCCTTCCGGTAGCCGGACTTGTGATGTAAAACCAGTTGTATCTATCATAACTCTAATGGGTCCAGGCCAAACTCATCGGCCACGGCCTTGCACCTCTGTTTGAACACTTTATCGTGATGGTTCCATCGTTCCCTGGCGTGCGCCCATCTACTCATGTGGACGCATTCATGGCAAAGCACCCTAAAAACGGTCATAAAGTGGCCGCAAAGCATTCGCGATATTTGGATCGTATGCTCGTAGTCCCCGCCCTCGTCGTATAGGTAGTAACCATAGGCATGGGGATCATCAATCACCTCAAACTTAATGGCTTCGGGCAACGGCATATTCCAGCGCGCAAACGGTTCGCAACAGTAGATTGTTGCATATAGGTTGCGGAGAATGGCCGGGGTCAAATTCATAACGCCTAAAGAATATCAAAATCAAAGTCGGCCGTGTATTGTTTTGATTCTGCGCCGTAATTCATGCCGCTCCTGGTCAGGCGTTTATATTCCCCGCCCCCTAGCATCAAGTACGAAAACGCGTCGCCGACGTGCGAATGCTGGTTTTTATTCGGTGCATCTCTAAATCTTTCCTCGCCTGGCACCCCTACTCGTTTAAAATGATAGCCACCAGCAAGCGCCTTCCGTAATTTTGGACACGTGCGCGCCACTCTCAGACCCGGTTTTCGATCGATCAGCCGTATCATGGGCGCGGCGCCAGCTTCACGACGTACTCCAAAGTCATTGGTTGGCGCGGGTTGGACCTTGGTAAATCCCAGGGTACGCAAGTGATCGAATGCCGTTGTCTCGAAGATCGGATCGCGCGCCTGGCCGGCCGGATCGCCCGTCAAGATTACCTCGGCCTTCGGGTACTTCATGTTGAGTTGTTGCAAGAGCATCTGTCCAAAGCGTTGAAGGCCCATATCCTCGGTGACAATCTCTTCCAGGATGTTCCAGGCGCCGGACGGCAAGCGTTGTCCGATAACCGCCGCGGGCGTCAAACCAAAGTCGCATCCGATTAGCAAGGGTAACTCCGGCACAAAGGTTAACGAATCCTCGACCATCGTTGAATCGTCGTACTCTGCCCATACGGCTTTACCTTCCTGGACGTACACGTATTGCGCGCCGACGTAGCAACGGATCCAGTCCAGGTTCTTGCCGCCAAGTTGTTGCTCATAGTAGCCAAGCGGCAAGTTTTTAACGTTCTCGGCCTTGGGGTTTTCTAGCCAATGCTTACCGGCCGCGTAGATCGCGCCCGCCGTATCGGCCGGTACTTCCATCATGCCGCCTGGTTGCGTATAAAAATTCCACTTGTATTTGCCCCTGACCGGTTCCTTTTCGGCCAGGCGATACCACCAGCCGTCATCGTCCGGCGGGTTTGTGTCCGCCCATATTCCGCGCCAGGTGCATCCGCCGTGGGTTTTACTTGGATAGCGTCCGACACGGGCCGTCAATCCCTGGATCACGGCAAGCGGCAATTCGCGGGCCTCGTTGCACCAGCCGCCGGTTACTTCCAGGGACAAGAGCTTGCGTACCGACTTGGTATCGTCAAGCGCCAGGAAGATTACTTCACAATCTAATCCTGGCACCCCGTCGCGGGATGGCAGTTGCAGATGGTGAGTAATCGGCGGGGACCAGCGAATCGGACCCCAAATATGCTCCGGGAATATTTCAAGCCAGGTTCGAATCGTTGTGGTCCGAAGTTCCCCGTAGGTATTGCGAATGACCACGAATCGTGTGTAACGAATATTATCCACCGGGGAAGGGTCTTGCCGCACCGCGCGCGAGAGTATTTCCGACGCACATCCATACGACTTACCCGATCCGACGGGTCCCATAAGACCGCGAAAAAAAGAATCGTCAGATAAAAATCGCGAAGTCGTCGGACTTGTCGAGAAGTCCAGGTTGAGATCCCCCAGCGCATCTAGCTCATTCCCCGTTTGACGGTTTCGACCCGTCGCGCCTATTTTCCTCGGCATAGATTACCTCTTCCACTTTTGATAAATTCAGTTTGATTCCGATCATCGTCGGGCGATTGCTCTCTTCTTGCGTTTGCTCCATCATGCCTGTTGCGCGGGCCAGCATACGCAAGGCGCCCAATTTGTCGTGCATCTCGACTTCGATCGAGCTACCGTACTTGCCAGGTGTGATCCTGACCTTCTTGATCGCTTTACGTACGTGCGGGGCCAGGGTATCGCTGGCATTGAGTACGGCCACGTCCCCGGTCCACGATATAACATCTGTTATATCCGCCTGGGCAATGTGGCCCAGCTCATTCGATACTTTCTCCTGGTTCTCCGGCGACGCGAGTAAAGCACGTGCCTGGCGCGTTGTGAGCTTAGTCATCCTCTACCATCCTCTCCACCGTCGTAAATCGTGTCTCGCAAGCCAGGCATTGGCGACGGCGCTCGTTGTAATAAATTTCGTCATTCGGGTCCCAGTAAATCCTTGTCTCCAAAACTTCCGTCTTAGAAAAATAATCGCCTTCTTCGTTTACGCAAAACTGGCAGATCATTTTAGGTTTACCTCGATCAGCTTGTCGAGATAGTGCCTGGCCTTCCTA